AACATTACCGTCTATCGAGCAGGCAGCAACCGGCGATGAAACGGTCTCTGGAACATCAGGGCAAATATTACCGTCTATCGAGCAGGTAGCAACCGGCGAGGAGGCTATTCCCGGTACATCAGGGCAAGTATTACCGTCTATCGAGCAGGCAGCAACCGGCGATGAAACGGTCTCTGGAACATCAGGGCAAATATTACCGTCTATCGAGCAGGCAGCAACCGGCGAGGAGGCTATTCCCGGTACATCAGGTCAGACGCTTCCTTCGCTAGAGCAGTCTGCAACTGGTATACACGTAATAGTTGTGAGTGGTACTAGTGTTCAGACATTACCTGCTCTCTTACAAGATGCGGTAGGGATAATGCAGCAGTCTGGCACAGGGGCACAAGTTTTACCTTCACTTGAGCAGGTTGCATCTGGACTAGAAATATTCACTGGAACAAGTAGTCAGATTTTGCCTTCTGTTGAACAGGCCGGGACAGGTTCCGTTATTGATAATACAAATGGTAGTGGAGCCCTCGCTTTGCCGTCGCTCGAGCAAGTTGCGTCTGGGTTAGAGATATTCGCCGGAACAAGCACACAGATTTTGCCTTCTCTTGAACAAGCAGGAACAGGTACACATGTGCAAAACGCTACCGGCTCTGGTGGGTCAGTTCTGCCTTCTCTTGAACAATTAGCAGCTGGGCTTGAGATATTTGTGGGTGCCAGTGCTCAGACATTACCTCAGTTAACCCAGCAAGCAACTGGGCTTGAGATAATAACTAGCACAAGTGAGCAAGTTCTTCCCTCTTTGTTGCAATTAGCAAATGCCATTGAGATAGCAACAGCGACTGGTTCACAAACCTTGCCAGCTCTCATTCAAACGGCAATCGGGATAGTACAGCCCACTGGAGTAGGCATACAAGTCTTGCCATCTATTACTCAGTTCAGTACCGGGGCTTCTTTGGTAGGGCTAGCTGGAACAGCCGCTCAGACACTTCCTGCTTTGAATCAAATAGCGGTTGCGATAGCAATAGCATTTGTGGCAAAATTCATCGAAATCGTGGGTGTCCAAGTTACCTTAGATATGGTCGGGCAGCTATCAGCCATAGAAGTAAATCACGCAGGAACAGTATCAGTGTCGAGGCAATCTGATGTGACAGTCGGACGAGAGGCATCAGGTATTGAAGTGAAACACCCAGGGATAATAGAGATTTAAAATGGCACTTATTAACCAAACCCAAGATGCTACAAAGTTACTTTGTTGGGGACGCGGTGATAGTTCAGCTAGGGGCTTTAAAGTAGTTGACGACCTCGGAGTAGCTGTAGATATCACTGGTCGCACGTATCTTTTGACTGCCAACACAGAAGAAGACCCGGCACCAGGCACGGAGTTATTTTCTGTAACGGGGGTTATAACAGATGCTGCCGCAGGCTTAGTAGCTTTTGCGCCTACTACAACTGATACAAATGTAACAAGTCCGCCGCTAGACTTCTTCTATGATATCCAAGAGACGGATACGGGAGGCTTAGTCAGCACTTTGATTAAAGCCAAAGGTTTAATACTGCAGGACATAACTAAATAGGAACATGTAAATGGGCACAGTATCAATAGGTGGCACATCGTTCGATATTTACGGGACTCTGGCAGCTGCCAACACATACATGAACGCTAGGCTTGGAGCTGAGTCTTGGTCGGTGGCAGACGCAACAAATAAAAGCAAAGCGCTAGTGTCTGCAACTCGATTTGTAGACCGCCAGAATTGGCAAAGCCAAAAAGTTGATATTGCTACACCTCAAGCTCTCGAGTTTCCACGTACAGGCTTGATAGACAAAGATGGGATTGCTGTTAGTGAGCTTGCTGTTCCAGTACTTGTGGAAGAAGCAACTTACGAGATGGCTTTATCAATTCTAGCAGATGCTACTGTAACAGACAACGCAAGCGCAGGTAGCAACGTGAAGCTAGTCAAAGCTGGCACAGCTGAAGTGCGGTTCTTTCGGCAGACAACTGGGTCTAAGCTGCCAACAGCGGCGCATGAGTTAATTGGTCTATGGCTAGAGGGAGGACTAACCTCTGCATCTACAGGAAGCTTAGCTTCAGGTAATCTAGAGTGCAGCGCCTTCTCTAACTTTGACCAGTGGGGCCGTAACAAAGGGTTTAGCTAATGGGTAAGCTATTCGGGATAGATATAGCAGGCGTCGTTGCATCTAGCATAGCTGGTGCAGGTAACGTACGTCCTGGGGTGCTTAAACGTATTGTCCCGGGATCGCGCACTACTGGCTCACTGGCTGCTGGTACAAATCCCGTTACAACTGAATTCCCGTTTCGGGGGTTCAAGGTGGTAACGTCCCGACGGGAAAAAGGACAGGTAGGAGCTGGTACTATGTCGATCGTGTCTATCCTCAGCGCGAGTCTGTCGGTAGTTCCTGAGGTAAACGACCTCGTGACAATGGACGGTGACACGTACACTCTCCTTGAGTTGCTAGAGCTCGATCCCGCAGAAGCCATCTACGAATTCCACGCGGAGTAAGCCTATGGCGCTCCCTGCAACAGACCCCGCAAGTAGGATTCTAGACCTCATAGGACGAGCAGAGCCTCGTCTGCGAAATGCTCTACTGAACGCGGTCACTGCTACCAAACAAACCTTGACATTGGAAGTATTAGCTGAACTCATAGCCAACGGGCAATTTGAGGAAGCAATAGAAACGGCAGCAGCAGTTGGTTCAATTAGACTGGCTGATGGGCAGGCAGCAGTGTACACCTTAGCTGGAACCGAAGGAGCTAAGTTTCTGACTGATATACTGGAAGTAGTTGTGGGCTTCGATCAAGTCAATGAGCGGGCTGTATCTATTATGCAGCGGGAGCGTCTGCGCCTCATACGGGAGTTTAGCGCAGGTCAGCGCGAAGCGACACGTGCAGCGCTAACTGACGGCATAAGACGCGGGTTAAATCCGATCGAGCAAGCGCGTAACTTTCGCGGCAGCATCGGCCTAACCGCAAATCAACAACGAGCTGTCGAACGGTACCGCCAGTTATTAGACGCAGGTAATATTGAAGCTCTGAGCCGCGAGTTACGGGATAAACGCTTTGATGGTACTGTGCGAAGAGCCTCAAGGACAAACACCCCTTTAACTGGAGAACAAATCAACCGTATGGTCGATAGGTATAAGGAAAAGATGCTGGCTTTCAGGGCAAAGACCATAGCACGGACTGAAGCTTTGCGGGCAGTACATGCCGGAAACCATGAAGCGTACCTCCAAGCTATTGATAGTGGTGCGATTGACGCCAACCAGTTACAACGTAAGTGGATAACAGCTGGCGACGAACGTGTACGTGGGTCACACGGATCGTTAAGTGGAACAATACGAAGTATAGATGATACGTTCCCCAGCTTTGGGGGTCCACTACGGTTTCCTGGGGATCCAGCAGGTCCGGCGGCAGAGACTATACAGTGCAGATGTTCCCTTAGCACGAGGATAACATCACTATAAGGAAGACATAATGGGCAGTGATAGGCCGAGGCAACCACACCCCGATACTCAGGATGCAATAGCAAATGTGGCGGACGCCATAAGATCAGTCGTCGTATCTTCAGACGGGCCAGCATTTGTTGAGTTAACGTCTCACGAGGGTTCCATAGTTATTGCGGTCAAAAGTATAGTCCTGCTTGAGGGACGTAATAACGGTGGAACTAAAGTCCATTTACCTGGAAAACAAACAGTGAATGTAGAAGAAGACATAGCCACAATAAAAGCATTATTGATAATTTAGCAAACAATGGTCACCCACAATGTACCTGCGCGCTAAGCTTACCTCTAATCCTTAATGCAGGCGTAGATATGACGCAAACGTTTAGACAACCTGTTAAATTCGCTACTCCAGTAGGTTTACCTAAATACACAGTAGCTAACGTGCCAAGTGCAGTAGACAACGAAGGCGCGGTTATTTATGTTTCAGATGGCAATGTTGGTGTAGCTACAGTTGCTTTCTCGAATAACACTGACTGGCTTGTTGTGACAACCGGTTTAGCCATTGCTGCTTCTTAATAAAAAAGTGAGTATCTTATATGGATGATACACCGTTCGAGCTACGGGCCAAAGTTTTGAAGGTCGATGATAGCTTAGGACTAGTTATGGGACACGCCATTGTCTGTACGAAAGATGGCGAACCATATTTCGACCTCCAGGGCGATCATATCCCTGAAGAGTCCATGTTAAAAGCAGCTATGGACTTCATGCAAAACAGCCAAGTAGCTAAAGAGATGCATACCGGCGATCAGGCCGGCACTGTTGTTTTCGCTTGGCCGATGACAGCTGAGATCGCCAAGGCTTTCCGTATAGTGACAGATACGACAGGCCTTATGATTGCTATGCACCCTGATGAAGATATGTTAAAGAGGTTCCAGCTCGGTGAGCTGACCGGCTTCTCTATCGGGGGTTTACGACTTGAAGATGAGGAGGTCGAATAAAAATGACGGCAGATAAGAACGCTGGTTCGCAGGATGTGTCAAAGAGGCGCATTATGCGAGCATTGAAAATTAATGAAATAAGTGGCGTAGATGTGCCAGCACAAGAAGGTGCTACCGCTGTAATCTTGAAGCGTAAAGACGGAGACGCGGGCAAGAAGAAGAAAACCCCCAAAACAGAAGCCAAACCCGCCGTAGATGACGGCACAGTCGGAACCCAGGAGGATAAAACCATGACCACCGACAAGACCCAGACCGACGCTGACGCGGCGGTTGTAGACCTCACGAAACAGCTGGCTCGAGCCAATTCAGTCGCTGCCCTCAATGACGCTGAGAAGACCCATTTTGCAACGCTCGAAGGTGAGCATGCAGACGGCTTCCTTACTAAGTCTCGTGACGAACGTCAAGCTGACCTCGATAGTCTCGCCAAAGCAGCTACAGACGCTGATCCGGTTGCTTATACAACTTTGGACGGCGTTGTCCTCCATAAGTCAGCTGGTGCAGGCTTCATTGCTTTGGCCAAGTCCAATGACGACTTGCGCAAGCGTTTAGAGAAATCTGAAGCTGTTGCAGAGACCGCCTCCCTCGAGAAGCGTGTGAACGAAACTCTTGCCCATCTGCCTGGAGACATGGCCACTCGCGTCGCCATGCTTAAGGCTATTGACGGCATTGAGAATGATGAGCAGCGTACTGCTTCTCTTGCAGCTCTCAAGGCTCAAAGCGACGTGCTTGGCAAGTCGTTTGACACTCTCGGTGTTTCCAATGCTCCGGTTCCTGGCTCCCCAGCTGACGATCTAGAGAAAATGGCCGCTGAGCATCAAGCCAGCAATCCGGGTATGTCCATTGAAAAGGCATATGACGTCGTTTCACAAACGGAAGCCGGCGCCGAACTCTATGCCAAAACGGTCAACTAAGTTAGACCACCAACCCACAAGCCAACTCTGAAGGAGAAAATACTATGGCTTCAGCACAAAGCACGGTGGCGGTCAATCTGGTCGCTGGCGAAGACCTCCGAGGCGATCTCTACGAGATTGTTACGGTTAATGTTTCTGGTCAAGTGGTTAAAGCAACCGCAGTAACAGAAACTGTTGTCGGCGTTCTTGCCGAAGAGCCCCGCACGGACGCAGTGTCCACGGGCGAGACTGTCCCGGTTGTCCTGCTTCAGGGCATCGTGAAAGTTAAAGCTGGTGGTGTTGTAACCGCCGGTGATTTGGTTGTTCCTGACGTAACAGCAGGCCGAGTAATTGGTGTGACTGGCGTTGGAGCATTGGCTGCAGACAGCATGGCGATTGGTGTCGCTATGGTAACTGCAGCTGATGGTGACATCTTCGAGATGCTCGCCATGCCTATCGCAGCGCCTCACAGCGTCTAATTGTAGTCGGGCTCAACCCTTAATAGGAGGAATACTCTATGCCCTTTTCCCAACCGTCACGAGGCGACGTACATGTTAATCGCCCGCTGACAAATATCTCCATTGCCTTCGTTCAAGACGAAAGCAAATTCGTTGCATCAAAGGTATTTCCGAATATCCCGGTCTCCAAGCAGTCTGACCAGTATTTCACTTATGACCGCGGTGCGTTCAACAGTGACGAGATGGAAGAACGCGCTCCTGGCACTGAAAGTGCTGGCGGCAACTACACCATTGGGACTGATCTGTACCATGCTAAGAACCGGGCTTATCATCGGAACATCCCCGACGTGATCCGTAACAATGCCGACTCGCCGATTAATTTGGATCGTGAGGCGACTTTGTTCCTCGCACACAAGGGTCTAATCAACCGGGAAGTCAACTGGGCTGCTGCGTACTTTGTAGCAGGCAATCCTGGTGACACTTGGACATTCGACGTCGACGGAAACGCAACGGCATCTGGCGCCGCGCTCGATCCGACAGACGCTGGCAACAACCAAGTTCTTTTCTGGAACGATGCGCTGTCCACTCCTATCGAAGATATCCGCTTTCTCAAGCGTACTATTCTCGAGAGCACCGGCTTCATGCCCAATACGCTCACTCTTGGGCGTCCTGTATTTGACGCATTGATTGACCACCCTGATATGGTTGGCCGTGTCGATCGTGGCCAGACTGGTGGTACAGCGATGGTCAACAAGGCTGCTCTAGCTGCTTTGTTTGAGCTAGATGACGTCATGGTGATGGACGCGATCCAAAACACCGCTGAGGAGGGCCAGACTGCAGTTCATTCCTTCATCGGTGGCAACAACGCGCTCCTGACCTACAAGCCTTCTTCGGCTGGCCTCATGACCCCCTCAGCTGGTTACACGTTCAGCTGGACGGGTAATGTGGGTTCGGGTAATGACGGAATGCGCGTCAAGCGTTTCCGTATGGAGCACCTTGCTTCTGACCGAGTTGAAATCGAAATGTCCTATGACCAGAAGCTGGTTGCTGCTGACCTAGGTTGCATGATCGGTGGAATCTTACTGTAAGTCTAACGAGTAAAGAGTAGCGATGAGTGCGTGAGGGAGACGGCGGTCTCCCTCACTTCCCTCTAAAGGAGGATGATATAATGCCGCACGAAGTAAAACGCAAAGTCCGTAAGCTCCGACACTGGAAGCAACGCTGGAACAAGAATGCTGAATTTATCTGGCGCCGCCCTGTAGTTTTTGGTGGTGTTATGCAGAACCCTGGCGACCTAATCCCTGAATCACTGAAGGCCAACCCAAGAAAGCTCCGTCTCTTTTGGGAGAGCCAACGCATTGAGCTGGCTGATTTTGAGGCGCCGAACGTATCTACAGGTATTGTGGAGGCTCCACCGGCTCCTCCAGTAGAAGTAATGCTTACTGCCTCAAGTGTACTTGACGACGAGTACGAATTTTCTAGCGAGTTCCGCATTAATAGCCACATCGAGGGCGAAGTAATCCCTGTTCAGGATATCGTTGACGCTGCCTTCGAGAACTCGGGCCTTACGATGGAAGAGTGGAATGCTCTGCCTGACGATGAGCGCGGAGCTTTGATTGCACAGTCTCTTGATTGGATGACAGACCAAGGTGAAATCGATCCATTGGAATAGGCCATGGCTAAAGATGACGTTCGCGCTGTAGTACGAGGACTAGAGAAATTCACAACTAGGGTTATTACTAAGATAACTTTAGATGTGGTTGCAAATCTCGTAGAGACCACTCCTATAGATACAGGTTGGGCTCGCGCGAACTGGGTACCTTCTATCGGTACTTCGTTCATAGCCAATCTTGAAGGCATTCAGCCCGATGGTCCGCTAGCGGCAAAATCCGCAGATGAGCAAGCAGCAGCAGTAGCGGAAGTACTTGCGAATTATAAGTTGGATAGAGGGTCTGTATTTGTAACCAATAACGTGACGTACATCTCAGAGCTTAACGAGGGCAAGAGTAGACAAGAGCCTGCCGCATTTGTTCAAAGAGCAATAGAGAAAGCGATCACAGTAGACATACAGGGACTTGCGTCATGACGACGTTAATTGAAGCGAAGGAAGCGATCTATACTAGGTTCTTAGCTAGCTTCACGGGTACTAGCAATATTGTATTCGATAATGAGGACCCTAGCTTCGACCTAGACGTTGTGCCTGATTGGTGTAGATTATCAATTCGTCATGTCGACCGGAACCAAGAGACTTTAGGCAAGGTTGGCAATAGAAGGTTTAGAGTTAAAGCTATTGCGTTTGTGCAGGTATACACCAAGTCTAATACCGGTGTACAACAGTCTGGTGTGTTGGTTACTGAGGCTCGTGACGTATTTGAAGGATCGAGCTTCTCTGGTCTGGATTTCAATAATGCCAAAACCCCCGAGGGTGGCCCCGAAGGAAAATGGTATACAGCCGTTGTCGAGGCTAACTTCGACTATGATGAGATTAAATAGCTAAGGAGAAGTAAATTGGGCCGGGTATTAACAAATAATGTAAGTATGTCCTACTCTATTGAGTCGGCGCTCGGAGTAGCGGGGACTACATGGTTCCTTATTGAGCCGAATGCTATTAACAGTTTTGGTGCGGAGATCACAACGGTCGCCCGTAACCCCATCAGTCGAAACCGTCAGCGCCGTAAGGGTACTGTTACGGATTTGGATAGTTCTGTTGAGATTGATGAAGATTGGACGCTATCGTCTTTTCGTGATTTTGCCGAAGGCTTCTGCTTCTCGACAGGTGTCAACACAGACGTGACACAGCTTGCCACCACAGCCACGGAGACCGTCGCGGATACGTACGCAGTCGCGGCTCTTACCGCGGCTCAGGCTGACAAGTTTGAGTTCAGTGCGGACGGCAGTACTTTAATTTGGGTTGACAGCTACGTGACGTCTGCTAATAACGGGCTGAAGGTTGTTGATGCGGATATCGCCACTTCTGCTACGTTGATTTCTGTTGAGGAAAATGTCGTAGATGAAACTGCACCAGCGAATGCTAAGCTAAGTTTCGCGGGTTTCCGAATTGACGCGGCTGCAACTCCTGTGTGGACTTACTCTTCACCTCAGGCAGTTCTGTCTGGTGTGACAGGGCTCGGTACTACTTTGCAGCAGATTGGCCTTACTCTGGGACAGCGAGTGCATATTGGCTCAGTTGCTTCAGAAGGCTCTTCTACCATTCAGAACGCTCTGGAAAACGCAGCGCCAGATGATATGTTCGGGTATGCTAGAGTGATTGCTTTCGACGCAAATACGATCACCTTCGACAAGCTCGACGCGGCTCTACAGTTCACAGATGCAGCGGTTGCTGTTGATGTGGATATCGTATTCGGCGAGTTCATCCGTAACGTTGCAACGACCAGCGCGGAGTTCCTTGAGCGGTCATTCCAGTTTGAAGCTGAATTCCCAAACTTGGATGTAGGTGGTGCTTCTAAGTTCCAGTATGCAATTGGTAACTTCTGTGATACCGCGGTCTTCAACTTACCAGGCCAGGATAAAGCAACGGCTACGTTCGGTTTCATCGGCACAGATACCGAGAATCCAGTAGTCGCCGGTTCACGTAAGACTGGTGCGTCTGCAGCGACCAATCCGACACAGACGGGTGCGTTTAACACCACAGAAGATATTGCAGTTTTGCGCATTACGCAGGTTGATGAGACTGGTCTGACAACTGACTTCAAGTCTCTTACAATGACACTCGGCAACGAAGTGAGCCCGGAGAAAGTACTCGGCCAACTCGGTGCTAAGTTCATGAATACTGGTAACTTCCAGGTCGACCTCGAGTCTGAGCTGATCTTCACGGACAGTGCCGTTATTGACGCAATTCGTGATAACACCACCTTGACCATGGACTTCGTTATTAAGAACGATGACGGTGTGGTTGCAGTCGATATTCCAAGCATGACGCTTGGTGGAGGCGAACGGTCATTCCCTGAAAACGAAAGTGTCCTAATCAGTGTAACTGGTACGGCTTTCCAGGACGACGCTCTTGGATCTTCGATCGGCATCAGCATCTTCCCGGTGCCACTGCCTTAAGTCTAAATAATGGTGTCGTGGGCTTTGTGCTCGCGGCATCATTAGCTTCTTTATAAAACAGTCAGAAAGAAACAGACATGGCAGACTTCAGCCACCTTAAAGCTCTCGACGTAAACGCTGGCATGACCGCCGAGTACACACTCCACCAAATTACGGTCAACGGCAAGTCTCCCACTCTTATCGTAGCTCCGGCCACTGACGTCAATAAGCCATACTTCAATGCTCTTCTTAAGCGTTCAGGTAAAGCTGCTCGGCAGGTCAAAGCAGGCAAGATGACTGCAGACTTGATCGACACAAACCGGGACGAGGACAAAGAACTCTATCCTAAGCACGTAGTAAAAGGCTGGCGTGACATGGTAGATGTTGAAACCGGTGGAGACTTAGTATTCACTCCAGCAGATTGTGTTTCGTTCCTAGATGCTCTTCCTAATTGGATTTTTGACGACTGCCGGACTTTCTGTGTCGAGATCACCAATTACACCGAGCCGATGGACATTGAAGTCTTGGCAAAAAACTTACCAAGCGGCTCCTCTTCGACCTAAGGTATGAAAGGGACGGATACTCTGTAGAGAACGCCATTAAGAAAGGGCGTAAGCTTCCCGACTGGTATCTAGAAGAGCCTCCAGAGACCGCGCTGGATATTTTTTACGTAAACGGCTTTTGGTGCTGCAGCACTGAACGACGGTATCAGTATGGCTACATACCGTGGAGTAAGATTCGCGAATATGGGTGTACTGTTGGTCTAGATAGTGATACGCTCGAAGCGTTTGTTGTTATTATTCGTACAATGGACGAAGGTTATTTGGGGTGGTTGTTAGACAAAGCGGAACGAGCGCGTGACCAGAATGGCAAAGGCAAACCGACGGATCAACCGACGGTAGTCGATCGCCCCTCACGGCGCAGGAGTAAGCGGAATGGCTGAGTTTAGGATCACTGTGATAGTTGACCCGAAAGGGGCAGTACGCGGTGGCAAAGCAGTAGAGCGTCAGCTTAAAAGAACTGGCCAGGCGGCCGACAGGACCCGGTCATTGATTGCCCGGGCTTTTGGCTTTGCCGCAGTTGCTGCTGGAGTGCGTCAGCTAGTGACTGTTACCGACGCTTTCCAGAATATGAATAATAGGCTACGGACTGTTACGACTAGTCAAGAAACTCTCAACAATACAATGTCTGCCCTAGAGGGTGTAGCTCGCCGTACCAGAACAGGTCTCGACGGTATTGTCACACTATATCAACGTGGCGCTATTGCCGCTGGCCAGCTCGGCATAACGAACGAACGTCTTGTAGGGTTTGTGGAAAAGGTTGGTCAGGCTCTCGCTATTCAGGGAGCATCTGCAGCAACAACTCGTGGCGCTTTGCTTCAGTTGTCGCAGGCTCTAGGGTCAAGCATTGTTCGTGCAGAAGAATTCAACTCTATCTTGGAAGGAGCGTTCCCGATCGCGCAGGCTGCAGCGGAAGGCATTGACCGCGCTGGTGGTTCTGTCGCTCGATTGAGACAGCTTATCCTAGCTGGTGAGGTAACATCCAAGCAATTCTTCGTAGGCTTTGAGAAAGGTGCCAAGAATCTAAAGAAGATATTTGAAACAACAGTGCCTACAATTGGCCAAGGATTCGTAGTGCTTAGAGATAGCATTACTCTGTTTATAGGTAGGCTTGACGCTTCTTTCAAAATAAGCGAAACGTTTGCGCGGTCATTGCTAAGTCTGGCTTTTAACTTAGATAATATCGCACGGGTCGCTGGCGCAGCAGCAATTGTCATTGGAGTAGTATTTGTAAAAGCCGTAGCGGCAGCAGGCATAGCGTTGGCAGCCTTTGCTCTGTCAAATCCCTTCACGGCCATAGCGCTAGGCATAACATCGCTTATAGCTTTGCTAGTTACTTTTGCAGATAAGCTAAAGTTGCCAGGGCAAGAACTTGCAAATCTTAAAGATTTCGCTCTAGCGGCATTTGAGGTTATAGGAGAGGAGATGGAGTTTGTATTCAACTTCTTCAAGAAGGCTGCGAACGATGCTACGAAGTTTGTTCAGAGCCGTTTTGGGGATGTAGCTACAACTTTCACTGACGTGTCTAAAGTTGCAGGGATAGCAGTCAATACTATACTCGGACATTATCTTGGGCTACTGCGGGCGTATACTCTTATATTCAAAAAGATAGGCGATCTAGGGCGTGAAGCTATAGGCAGTCCCTTCGGTAAAATCGTCGGTAAAGTTGTAAATACAATTATAGGCTGGTGGGCTAGACTATTTGCTTTTGTAGGCAAAGGAGTAGCTAAGTTCTCAGAGTTTGTTAAAGATGAAGCTGCTTCAGTAACCAAAGCGCTAGGCAAAGAGTTTAAAGATGATAGAAGCACGGTTGGCGCCGCACTGCGCTTTGGCCAAGATGTAAAAGATGCATACCTATCTGGCTTCGATGTAGATTTCCTTGGGGCCCTAGCTACAGCGCTAGGCCCCAAAGCTGGCAGTATAATAGCGGAGATAAACAAAAGAGCTGAAGCAGGAGCCGCAAAACGTATTGAAAGAGAACGCATCGCTACTGAGAAAGCAAGGAAAGCGGGGTTGGGACCAACTGCAAATAAACCTCGGGACGTTGCTGATCCAGTTGTTGAGAAGTTCCTAAAGAATCTTGAATTGGAAAACCAGTTACTCCGGGTTAATAGCGTCGAGAGGGAGCGCCTAGCTCAAGTACTCGCTTTGGAGACTGACTTAAAGAGAGAGCTACTTCCCAAAGAACGCTTGCGTGTTGACCTCGCAATAAAGATGAACCAGCAGCTAGCTATTCAGTCTGAGGAGTTTGACCTTATACGTGATCCGCTGCTTCAATACCAGCAGCGCATAGCGGCTATTAATGCAGAACTTGCTAGGCCTGGTGGTATCACATCTGACGAAGCTGCTAAGCGAGTACGGGAGCTTAATATCGCTCTACTTGAAACGTCGACAGATACTACAGCAGGCCTTCAGCGTGGTTTCCTTAAGGCTCAGTCGGCAGTGGACGACTTTGCTGCCGGTTCTGAGAAGATAATCACCGATGCGTTTTCTGGAGCTACTGACGCGATTGGAGACTTCTTCCTTACTGGTAAGTTAAACGCTGAAGACTTCTTCCGTACGATGGCAGCTAACTTCGCCAAGCTAGCGGCGCAAGCTGCATTGTCAGCTGCGTTTGGTAATGGTGGTACTGGCGGAGGTGATGGTTTCTCAAGTGGTTTCGGGGGAATTATTTCCAGTGCGATTACTAGTGGGCTAACTGGTGGGCTAACTGGTTTCAAAGACGGAGGCTCATTCCTCGTTGGCGCTGGGACAGCCCAGGCACGTATCCCGGGTATTGATAATCGTTTAGTGGCGTTCAAAGCGCAGGACGGGGAGAAGGTAACGGTCACCCCGAAGAATGAAAACGGTGCAGGATCAGGTACGGTCAATCAGGTGTTTAATATCCAAACTCCTGACGCGGACAGCTTCCAGCGGTCTCAGACCCAAGTGCAAAACAGAGCGAACGCGGGTCTTTCTCGCGCGCGAGGACGAGCTTAATGGCATTACTTGTTGGCGTACGTCTACCCGAAGAAATTGAACGGGGAGCTATCGGAGGCCCTCGGTTTAACACCTCTGTCTTGACGCTAGATAGTGGTTTCGAGAAACGCAATGTTAATTGGATTGATACTCGCGGTGAATGGGACCTAGGATACGGGTTGCTAGATAAATTCCGCGATAATCCAGCCAGTGTAGAGATAGATTTAGATCAGATCATAAGCATGTTCTACGTAGCCAACGGGATGGCCAATAGCTTCCGGTTCATGGACTTTGCAGACTTTGAGATCGGTATGGAGAATGGGGTAGATATCGACGCGCAGGCAATTGGGTTTGGTGACGACGTGCTGACGACCTTTCAAGTATTCAAGAGGTACTCGTTCCCAGGCGCAGTAGTTACTCATGATCGGTTCCTTACAAAGCTCGTTGGAAGCACTGTACGAGTGTACCTCGAGGGAGTACTTCAGACACTAACAACGCATTACACAGTTGACGAGGACAGAGGCACTATACTGATGGTTACTGCTCCAGCGTCTACTGGCGGCTCAGGTCCTGGTGGAACAGAGATATTGTCAATCCGCACGGAGTATGACAATCATGTCCGCTTTAACACAGATGCGTTGGATATAAATATGCAGATATATAATGCGGGTAGCTGGCCGACATTCCCGATTATAGAACTGCGAGAGAATGGGCTAGACTAACAATGGCAAAGACAGTATCTGCCGCGCTACAAACCCATAAGGCTCTCGATGTAACCGCGTTCGCCACTGCATGGCAAATAACTCGGCTTGATGGAGTTATACAACGGTTCGCGAACGGTTCGCGAGACGTGTTCCTAGATATAGGCGACAGTCTCGGTAGTCAATTCTACTCAGCTAAAGAAGGATTTGCCCGTACGAACATAGCCAATGACGCGGAGTTGAATGTCGGCAATCTCGAAGTTGTTGGAATATTCAGCGGAGCGTCCTTGGACGAGACTGAATTGCGTCGGGGGCTATATGATTTTGCTGACGTGAAGATTATGACTTACAATCAGAAAGGCCCAACTGACGGTATTATAAAGATGCTACGCGGGCAGATGGCGCAAGTCATAGTATCTACAAAAGGCTTCTTTAAAGTGGAGCTTCGGGACCTTACCCAAGTATTCAGCTATGAGTTAGGTGAGGCATACAGCAGAGACTGCCGTGCTGATTTAGGGGATAGCCGGTGTAGAGCACCTATATGGCCAGCTATTCTACCTTATAACACAGAAGTAACAGCCGGCTCGTTCCATTCCATACAGATTGATCCTGATCCAACAGGTTGTTCCCAAGTCATAATGAATTTTGAGGGAGCTGACAATGCGACGTCAGGACCTGGATTTGATAATACAGGAACCGAGCCCGGTCCGACCCATATCCTAAGCGGGGCAAAGATAGATGACGACATTCAACCGGCCGGAGGTGATAGCACAAGTTCTTTGTTCCTAGATGGTATAAATGACCGTGTGGAGTGGACTAGGAGAACTGCCTGGCATATAGATACTAATCCTTGTACTATAGCTGCGTGGATACGCCCTCGGATTGACCAGCCGGCCTTCGGAGCGATATCCAGTGTCTATAGTAGTAATGGCAGTAACCGTGCTTGGTTTTTACGGCATAATGATGATATAATAGACGCCGTTATTTATCAGTCCGATGGAGTAACCGTCGATGTAACTTTAACTGGCACAACTATTATAACTCCAGGGACGGATTACCATGTTGAACTAGCGCGTAAGGAAAATGGGGACTGGGTGCTATTCTTAGACGGAGCTATTGAGGCTGGGCCTACTACCCCTACAGATGACGTGGCACACGTGGTTTCTCCGTTGCGTATAGGTGCAGTTGATGTTGCTGCTGCTGGTGCATGGTACTTCGATGGCCACATTGATAGCTACATGTTTATGAATGGTAGGGTACTTCATGAAACAGCATTCACTCCAGTTGCCGGAAACATAATAGCCCCTGACCCGGACACAGTTTTTACTTCAGCAGAGATAGGCGAAGTGGTATACGAAGTAACAACAGCGGGCCTAACAGGCCCATGCCATATTGTACCAGACCAAACCATAACTAACACGCATTCTCAAGGCACCGCGGTTATGACAGCTAGGAATTCGTTTATGAGATCGGCAACCGTGTCAGCAGTTGGCTCGGAGCCACGTCGGCAGTTCACTGTAACTGAACTCACACCGAATACCGGATATACTATTTCTGGTGGAACTCCAACTGCTCTTGGCTTCGAAGATAACTTCTTTGAGTTCGGGGGTTGTACCTTTGAGACTGGTAATAACGCTGGGCGAGGCAAAGAGGTTAGAGTTTTTACTGCAGATGACGGTGTTACGATTGAACAAGTGATTGAGCTTTTTGAGCCTATGCCATTTGACATAGAAGTCGGAGACACTCTTAGGATATTCCCCGGTTGTGATAAGCTCCATACAACTTGCTTTACAAAGTTTGACAATGCTACAAACTTTGTGGGCGAGCCATTCGTTCCAGGCGCCGACACACTAGGGACATATCCAGATGCACACTAAAGCTGAAGAAATAATAGCCGCTGGCACTAGTTATGTTGGTGTACGATACCGAGAGCAAGGTCGTAATATGGCCGGATTGGATTGTGCCGGCGTTATTATTTGCGCGGGGGTGGACAGCGGAGCGTTCCCTCCAGACGCTATAGATACTATCCCTAAGAACTACGGTCGACGCCCAGACGTAGCTGAGTTCACTTTAAGCATGGTAAACGCAGGTTGTGTTCGTTTGCCATTTGGGGAGCAGGAGCACGGTGATATTCTCCGTGTAGCTTATGGGGGTTGGCCTGTTCACGTCGGACTATATGAAGTCGACGACAAAGATAGAGAGTGGATCATACACGCTTACTTGCCACTTAAGTTGGTAGTGAGAGAGCGGTTAAGCCACAAGATATACGTAGATACAGTATGGAGGTATCCAGGATAATGGCTACTCTACTCGTAAGTCTCGCAGTCAGCATTGCCATTAGTGTGGCGATGTCTTTGCTTTTTCCACCGCCTGATGTAAATCAGTCTGGTCCTCGTCTCACTGATCTTGGGTTTACTGGTTCCGCGTACGGAAGGTTTGTTAACATAATCTTCGGGACAGATCGAGTAGGGGGTAATTTCATAGATGGCCAAGACCCTATAATCGAGGAAATAACCAGCACATCCACTCAGGGCGGTAAAGGTGGCCCTAAAGTAACAACGACGGAGTACTCATATTTTCTAACGGGCCGCATAGGTTTTGCTATTGAAGGCGCGACGGATGTAGTTCAGTTATACGGCGACGGCAAGCTCATATGGGATGCTGACGGAAATGGTATAACGACGGGAACTATCTTCCCAGGCTTCACATAATGGCTGCTTTAGTAATAGGCTCCCAGCGGGGGGTATCTATGACCCTGTACCCTGGCGGAGCAGATCAGGTGCAAGATACTGAAGAGGTCAGTCGAACAGGTCGTAGTGCAACAGAACAGCCTGCGTACAGGCATCTGTCAACTATTAAATTGGACAGCATGCCTTTAGCTGATTTTGGTAATCGCATACCAAATATAACAGCTGTGATTGCCTTTGCGTCAGTGCCGACGTCTCCAGCCATAGTTATGACAGAACCTCCGGGGCTAAACCCACCGGGCGCTCTATCAGGTGCCGATACAAGCTATATGTTCTATGACCCTCTTAGAAACCGGCTAGTCTCTCTCAAAGACTCAACTGGTGGTATATTCTATGCAAATGCGTCGGGCCTTGATTATCAGGGCACTGTAAGTCACGAGACAGAAACAAAGCCTGGATATGGGCTAGACGGGTTTATATACACCCAGATAGAAGGTGGTAACCGAGTACCTCTACTCCGTATAGACATAGAGACTGATGAGATTGTGTCCCAGGTAGGTACCACTTCTACCGTAGGTATAACTGACGATCTTGCTGGTTTTGGTAATGCTGGTGAGTGGCATGTCTTAACATCTACTTTATCAGGTATCGGGCAAGAGACGGTTGCGGTCCATCTAAATACTTCGTTCCCAGCGGGAGGACCTCCAAACGGCTCCATCGTGTCGGTAAATAAAGTGGACGATTCAATGACTATCGTTCATACTTTGTCTACAGCAGATGGACTAGTTGATGGTGGAACAGCATTACAAGGAACTTTCATAGGAGATCCAGACCGAAGCCGGTTTTTTATATTCCAGTCTGATACCTCTGGCAATATGTATCATCTCGTTAAGTACGAGATAGACTACGGTCTAGGTCTAACTGGAGCTGAGTTCCAGGGCGTTACATCTTCGCTTGTGAAAAGCTTCACCCGTGGCACGTTCGGTACTGATGATTTTGGAGGCACTGGTAATGTAGCTGGCTGGGCTTTGAACCGTCGCAACGGGGACTTGATGCTAGCTAATGGCACGTCTATGCTTTTGTATAATCCAGATACCGATCAGATATTGGCTACTAAAGATATAGGACACCTAAGAGGGCGTAACAACTACTATACTGGAGGGATGTTTGCCTTCGGCCAATCAGTAGCAACTGCGGGGACAATTTACGTTATCGACACCCGCAGCCTTGCGACAATTAAGACACTGGATTTACAGGACATGGGCTACACAGGAATAGAACCTGGTGTGTTCCATGAAGAGAGCATGGTTTGGGACGATCGAGTGGGAGCTGTTATGTTCTCGCGCGTCGATGCAGGTTCGACTGCTATAACCGATGAACGTATCACAAAGCTGTTTGTGAACAAGGTAATTGGCCTCGGTGTCGGTCTTGACACGGTTGCGAGTGCACTGTGCACCGAGTACAATGGCGTCAAAATGGCAGGCCTCGCTCCAGCTGACTTTGACGTAACCACGTTAGCAGGAGACACGGTTCAGGGGTATACACTCAATAACAAAACGACACTTAAGGGCGCGTTTCAGCCGTTACGTGATAGGTTCCAATTTGATATTGTACAATCTGATTGGAAAGTTAAGTTCCCGAAGCGGGGCGGAGCTCCAGTCCTTACTATACCAGAAGAATTCGTCGGTGAGTTCAAGCGAGGCCGTACTGAGCGGGACAGTGCCCCAGTCGTAGAGCTAAGGGTGCAGGACACAGAGCTACCAGTAAAAGTCAACATACGGTACAAGAATAAAGATGCAGACTATGACGTGGATATGGAGCACGACAAAAGGCAGCGGTTTCCTACACCAACCATGTCGTCGGGCAATGAAGTTACGTTGGATATTCCGCTCGTAGATACTCCTTCTGGCATGAGACCTATTGCCCAGAATTGGCTGTGGACTATGTGGAATGAGAGACGACAATTCAAGACAGTTGTGCCTTGGACATATATGGAACTTGATCCCTCAGACGTCTTTAACATGGGCGTGTTTGGCGAGACGGTACGCATGCGGATGGCTGACGAGGACATCGGTCTAAGCTTTGCTATGGACATAACAGGCGTCGCGGAAGATACTTACACGTACGCCAGTACTATTGTGGCAGGCTTCGGTAAGGGTAGACCGGAAAATGTCATACCCTCAAATCTGCCGACAACGCCTATACTTATGGACGCCCCACTTTTGGACATAGCGGATATAAATATATCTAACAGATCAAATGCATATGCCGCTGCTGGAGTCATTGATTCTAGCTGGAGGGGAGCTACGTTTCTACGATCGCCAGATGACACGGACTATGCGTCAATTGGAGCAACTAGCTTCGAAGCTACAACGGCGAAAGTAAAAGTTGCGCCTCCCGCCTTGGTATTCGAAAACGGTAATCCTGTAAATCGCATATTGGAAATAACCGACGGTGGTACGATGACCATCACTCCACAGCGTCAAGAAGGCAACTGGCTAAGCGCAACCGAGCTTGCGATGCTGAACGGTGCGAATAGCTTTATGATGATATACCCGAGCGGTGTTGTGCAGATGGCGCAGTATGTGGACGCAACTGCAAACACTGATGGAACGATCACTTTAGACCGGTTATTGCTTGGTAGGCTTGGCACAGAAGATATTGCAGCTACTGCTCCGCCATTGTCCACGCAATGTGTCCTGTTGACCAATAATGTTGGTGCAACTTCAGTTTCGGATATAATGAAGCTAAACATTCAATTCGCAGACCTGCAGCTTCCCTTCTTTTATAAAGCTGCTACTATCGGCACACTCGAGGAAGATGCATTCGCGACTATATTTACTTATACTGGACGAGACCTTAAGCCATATACCGTTACAGGGATACAAGCAATTTGCGATGGCACAGGAGGAATAGGTGTATCCTGGCTTCGTCGTACTCGGGGCCCAAGACAAGGGGAGTGGCTGAACTTCATAGAGAGCCCGCCACTAAATGAGACAATAGAACAATACGAAGTTACTCTAAGTACTCCCGGAGCAGTAGACTTCATAACTAAGATAGTGAATGATCTCAATACAGTTAGCTTCACTCTGGCCGAGCTGACACTAGGCGGAGCTACTGAGTTACTGGCAAAACAGCCGTGGCCAAATCGCATCGGGTCCGGGGACACAATTGACGGCACCTTCGAGATAGCAGCAGCGGAAACGCCGTTTGCCGATGGAGGCTGGGTAAATACGACTGGCGTCAATACCTGGTCATATACCGCTGGCACGAATGGACTCACAGCTGGCCCCGTACCAGGGTCTGAAACTAGAGTCAGCCCAGCTTCAGTTGAGTACCTTATATATGCTGGGACAGGCGCCTCCCCAGTTGAGCGTCACATAAATAACACGATAGATTTAGTAAGCGATTTAGGTCTGGCCTCAGATCAGATAGCTAATGCGACAGTACTTATGAACGTTTGGGTGTCCCAAGGCATAGACTCCGGCGGGGGATCACCCCATGGCGCTATCGTAACTCTACAAGGTATGGACTCGGCTGAAGCAGTAGTAGACAGCACCACTACAGGGTATTTTGAAACCGACCTAGACGACTCTGGTGTAGTTGACGGCTCATGGGTAAGCGTAGGGTCTATTTATGATGCTACAAATGATCCGTGGCCACAGCGTCCAGTTAGTTTATGCTTAGCTGATGGCATATCAAAGGTATCAGCTCAATTAACTGAGTTCAAAGGTGGCACAACTGGGACAACAGGCCGTGTAGGATTTGACCATTTGGAACTTCAGGTTGTGGGCCTACCTGCAGATATGACAGTAAAGGTTTCACAGGTAAGCGCTTCAGGCTTAAAATCACCAATAGCATCAAGACAGGTATCATAATATGGCAACCGACCATCTAGCTATCCCCGATATACTTTCTAACCAAGATAACAAGGAGGTCACTGCCAACGCAGCGACTAACTTGCTAGATAGAGCTATTAGTGCTAATGTGGCTTTGGCGGTGGCGTCGGGCCTTAACACTCTGACGACTACTCAGGCTAGAGAAAACGTAGTTATAGAACTTACTGGTACTCCAGGCGCAGTACTACAATTGCGTATGCCCGATACGAATAAGCGTATGCTGACGGTAGTCAATAACTCAGATGACGTTTGCACAGTGGAGAATTCAGCAGGCGCTGGCACCGGTCAGCCTGTTATAAGTGTTGGCGAGGCATCTATCTTCCATTATGATGGTACGAACTTTATCGATATCACAAGCTTGGCGATAACTGAGGACGTCAGCATAACGCAGTCCACCATAGCTACTCTGCAGACAACCGACGCCACAGTTACCGATATTGCCACAATCGCTATAGCTTCAGGTGAAACAGCAATGGTGCGTGGCTTCGGTGTAGCACAAGGGCCAAGTACCGCGTCGGTTGGCTTCGAGTTTATTGGTACCGCCCATAACGCTGCAGGAACGACTACTTTAACTGGTCAGACCGTTAGAACCCATGACGATCAAGTCAACAGCTACGCCTTAACTATCGACGCAGACGACACCGGAGACACACTGCGTATAAGAGCCACTGGCATAGCCGCAACTACAATAGACTGGCGTATATCATACGAGACCGTGGTAGAAGCCTAAGGCTGATGGCATACTCATTGGGAATAAACAGCCAGAAAAACCTCGACGGGGTAAAGCCCAACCTTGTAGAAGTAGTTCAACGGGCAATTAAGATAACTAAGGTAGACTTTTCAGTACTCGACGGTGTACGTGCTATAGAAGAGCAACTTGAATTTGTGCGTACAGGCGCATCCCATACTATGAGGTCTTACCACCTACTTCAAGACGATGGCTTTGGCCATGCGGTTGACCTAGTACCGTACATCGCAGGCAAGAGCAGATGGGAAATGGCGCCGTGCTGTAAGATAGCCGATGCCATTCGACAAGCCGCTGACGAGCTAGACGTGAATGTCAAGTGGGGCGGATGCTGGTCTATACTTACGGGTAGTACCCCATGGCAGACTGAAATTATGGTCGGGCAATACATCTCACGCAAATTACTTGCAGATAAAGGCTTCTTCTTGGATGGCCCTCATTACGAATTACTCGAAGGCGGGTAGTATTCGCAGGTTTAGCTTTTATTCCTTACTGCGTATGATATGACTTTATGATATATGAATGAGTCTTTGGTTTAAACAGTAGGAGAAAACTATGAAGGGTTTTAAAACAATTGCCCTTGGTGTACTTATCGCTGGTGTTGCCGCGCTATCTAGCCCGGAAATGCAGGCGTATGTGGCTGAGCACTTTGAAGCGGCAGGCGCGACTATTGGTTTCCTCGTTGTTCTCATGCGGGCGTTTACAAATTCGCCAATGTTCCAAGACGGTCCAGTTGCACCGACGGATAGTGAATAGTGCGTAAGTTACTCACCATCCTTTTGTGTGTGGTGTCTTTGTCAGCGTGTGCAGTAAATTCCGAAACAGTTGTTCCTGTAACTAGCTCTGAACGTCTAGTACAAGCCGCCGGGGCGTACCTAGCTCTGAATGCTACGGTAAATACGGCTTTAGACTACGGTCTAATACGTGGCGCCCAAGCTACTCAAGTTAAGTTGGCACTGGCTTCTGCTAGGCAAGCGCTGAGAGCTTGGCGTCTGTTCCCGAATAGCGTCGACGCAGAAGACAAATGGCTTATCGCTTTGCAAGCTGCCAATTCGCTTGTTAAGGCGATCCAGCCGCCCCCACGACCAGTTACTTACTTAGTGTTCAATCAGTCCTTTCTGGAGGCTAATATTCTATGAATGCTTTAACGCTAATCCAGCTACTGTTGTCAGGCAGTATTAATTACATCGTCCACAAGAAACAAATGGACTTGATTATCATGACCGCTCGTAACGAGCAACGTGATATTACGGCGTCTGAACTTGACGCTCTATTAGCCGAGGTCGATCGGGTCGCTGCTCTGACTGATGCTCGCCTAGACGCCGCAGCTCAGCTGCCTGCGTAACTCCAAGGGTGGGAAGCCCCACGGCCGACGTCTAGGTGACTATAGCCAGCGTCGGCCGTACTTTTTTTTTTTAGCGAGAATTTTGAAACCGAGTTGAGTTTCAAATCTAAGAGGACAATTTAGTGAATGAGCCTGTCATAACCCTTACTGAGTCACAGCTTAAGGCCCTTATAAAAACGACGGTGGAGGAGACCTTAACTCGCTTCGGGGTTGAGGTTGATAAGCCTATTGAGATGCAAGCAGATTTCATGCATGTTCGTAGCGATCGCTTGGCTCGCTCCGCTATAACTACGAAAATCATGCTAACCTTTATAGGTGTGCTTGTAGTCGGAGTATGTGCTACAGTATGGCTTAGCGTAAAAGAGCATTTGAATATATCCTAAGGACAACACGTATATGCCCCCACCTAAAATTAGTGCTTCTGAGCTCGAGCTTGACGTACAAGCGTATTACGATGCTGCGGGTAATAAGTCAGAAGCTGCTCGGGCACGAGGATTAAAACGACGGACTTATACAGATAGGCTGACTTTAGCCGAACAAGAATTAGGCATTATCCTGGGTAAAGTAGCTGATGGCCGTGTGGCGCCACATGTTGCTGAAGAGCTCAAGCGCCCCGAAGAAGGACACATAAAAAGATACATTCTCACATCTCTCCAGAACAATACACATTTACATCCAGGCTTTAATAATCTGCTCGGGCTTGTAGATTATTATGACAATCTGCCGAAAGCATCGTGCGAGCTAATGGTTGGAACATTCTCCTATCAGAAAGCTGCATTTGGCCGGAAGGCTGTGAAGCGTAACACGTTTAAGGGGGACGAGTTCGACACAGAGTGGTATGCCCCCGAAGCAGAGCAATACATTAACGATAAGATGGTCGCTCTTGCTCCGGCGCTTGTGTGGAACGGCCACATGAACATACTACCAACTAACAAGCATCCCCTGACAGACTTCGATAATTACAACGGCCGTATGTCCAACATAGTGCCACATGCTCAGATCGCGATGGAAAGCGTCGCGTCTATGCCCGATGAAGCAGCAAAGCTGAACTTCTCGACTGGTACAATTGGCCAGCTCAATTACATCCAAAAGAGAGCAGGAATTATCGCTGAACAGCGGCATTCTTATGGGGCTGTGCTGGTTGAAGTTAACAGCTCCGGATCGTGGTGGGTTCGTCAGCTTCACATCGACGAGGATGATGCGATATGTGATATCGGCCCTGACGGTACTGTCGGCGGGATACGTGCCCAGGGCGGTGAAGTTCTCGAGGAAGATATCGTAGAGGCAATAAACTGGGGCGATGCTCATGCTTCAGAGATGGACATGTGGGTCCGAGAGCTCGGCTGGGGCAAAGGCGGAATGCTCGACCAATTACGTCCACGCTATCAGTTCATGAATGACTTATTTTCTATGCGATCGCGTGGGCATTGGGACATGAAGAAATTCCACACGATGTACAAGAAGCACCTAGAAGGTGAAGAGAGCGTAGAAGATGAAATACAGATTACCGCTGACTTCTTGACCGAGGCAGACCGAGACTTCTGTGAAACTATCGTCGTCCCATCAAACCATGACTTACATCTAGAACGTTGGTTACAAGAAGCGGATTTCCGGTTGGACCATACGAACGCAAAATACTTCTGCTTTTTACAGTACAACCTTCTCGATCAGATAGACCACGGCAACCGATCGTTCAACGTGCTCGAGTTTGCACTCGGCAATCAAGGTGCTGCAAGAGCACGGTATTTGGATATAGATGAAAGCTTCGTAATCTGTCATGACACTCCAAAGGGTGGGATAGAATGTGGTTTGCACGGACACAACGGAAGTAACGGCGCAAGAGGCAGTACGCAAGGGCTTACTAAACTCGGTCGAGGCATTAATAAAGGACACGATCACACTGCAGCGATCCGGTTGAATGTCTATTCAGCTGGAGCCTGCGCAGCAACGTTTCCATATATGAACGGACCACATTCTCATTCTATAACCCACACTGCCACGTTCAAGAACGGGACACGTCAGCAGCTGACAATGTGGGACGCTAAGTTCAGAGCCTAAACTACTTCTTCCTCATACAACTCGACCGCCCTCAGTTAATGGAGTACCCATAATGCTGCCCACAAACTATCAGCAGTTCATACACACGTCCCGATACGCCCGATGGAGCGACGAAGATGGTCGTAGAGAATCTTGGCCTGAGACGGTTGGTAGGTACTTCGATTTCTTTGAAGACCACCTAAAAACTAAATGCGACTTTCAGGTACCTATGTGCGAATTGCTTGAAGCAAGACACGCTGTGGAAAGCCTGATGGTTATGCCTTCGATGCGCTGCCTGATGACTGCAGGGCCTGCTTTGGCTCGCGACCATGTTGCTGCATACAATTGTGCCTATACACCGATCGATAACTTGAGAGCGTTTGACGAAACTCTTTTCATTCTAATGTGTGCAACGGGTGTGGGCTTTTCAGTTGAGCGGCAGTATGTCAGCCAGCTTCCCGTTGTTCCAGCGGCGCTTTCCGATAGCAACGAAGTAATTGAAGTACGGGACTCAAAGCGCGGATGGGCTGAAGCTCTCCGTAAGCTGATAGCAACTTTATATGAAGGGCGTATACCTAAGTGGGACACACGTAAGGTTCGTGGCCCAGGCGAGCGGCTTAAGACTATGGGCGGCCGAGCAAGTGGACCTGCTCCGTTGATAGAGTTATTCCAGTACGTAGTAAAAATGCTCCAGGGAGCAGTTGGGCGTAAGCTCACTAGTATAGAGTGCCACGATATTGTTTGTAAGATCGGTGAATGTGTAGTCGTTGGCGGGGTACGTCGCTCGGCTCTAATCAGCTTGTCTAACTTGAGCGACCATCGTATGCGGGATGCTAAGGCAGGCGAGTGGTGGGTGCTCGAGCCTCAGCGTAAGCTCAGCAATAACTCCGTGGCATATACTGAGACTCCAGAAGTTGGGCAGTTCATGGCTGAATGGCAAGCCCTGTATGCTTCTAAGTCGGGAGAGCGTGGAATATTTAACCGAGAGGCTGCTTGGAAGCAGGCAATGTCATCAGGTAGGCGTAACGGTTTTTATTCCGACGGAGCTCTCATAAATCCGCCGTTCCCAGGCCGTACTAAGATAGATTTTGGATGTAACCCTTGCTGCGAGATTATCCTACGCCCAAAAGAGTTCTGTAACCTTAGCACCATTGTAGTGCGGGCAGAAGACACCATGGAAACGCTGCACGAAAAGGCTCGTATAGCGACGATCCTAGGCACGTGGCAAAGCACGGTGACCGACTTCAGGTACCTGACTAAGAAGTGGTCTGACAACTGTAAGGAAGAACGTCTGCTAGGCGTTAGCATGACGGGCATTATGTCCAACCCGCTCCTGTATGAGATGGACGGCTTAGCAGGCAGACTGGAGGAGCTACTTGAGACTTGCATAGGCACCAACGAAGAGCTTGCACCTCGGATCGGCATACCGGTTAGCGCAGCAATCACTTGTGTAAAGCCAGAAGGAACTGCTAGCCAGATGGTAGCAGCAGCTAGTGGCATTCATGCGGCTTACGCAGAATTTTATATCCGGCGGGTTCGTCAGGATGTTAAAGACCCGTTAACCACTATGCTGATCGATCAAGGCGTTCCATACGAAGTCGACATAATGAACAGTGAGAACATTGTCTTTGAGTTTCCACAGCGCTCCGACGAAGGTTCTGTGCTTCGTAATGATATGACAGCTATTCAACAGCTCGAGCATTGGAAAGTGTTCCAAAACCATTGGTGCGAACACAAGCCTTCGATTACTGTTTATGTCCGTGAGAAGGAATGGCCTTCAGTTGGTGGTTGGGTATATGACAACTTTGACGACATGAGTGGAGTTTCGTTCTTGCCTCATTCTGACCACACATACAAGCAAGCACCGTACGAAGAGATCGACGAAGAGGCTTACAACCAACGAGTTGCTGATATGCCAGAAATCATTTGGTCTCAGCTCGGTAGGTACGAGCGAGAGGATAACACCAGCAGTTCGCATGAGTTAGCTTGTACTGCTGGTGGCTGTGAGATTTAGCTCAGGGTCCGTGTCCTCCGCTGTCGTGGTCTGACTCCCCAGTTATAGCAGGATGCAGCGAGATAAGTATCGCTGTTAAGATGAACGGAGAGAACGCTATCATCAATGGGTTAAACTCAGGGTAGGTAATGGACCAGAACCAAACCTCAAAGCCCAGGCAGAGCAGTATGACTCCCCACGCCTTTAGGCGTACAATATTAGCTTCTCTTATGGCATTATCCTTCTGTAATAATCGCGACGGTCGTCTGTGTCCTGAAAAGTCCGCAGACGACACTCGTCGCATCGGTCATCGTCTTCGAAGCTAGTAAGCTCTTCAGCGTCGACTACGTGGCCACACTTCGGGCAACTCTTTAAGTCCATACTCATTTTTTACCCCAACGGATCAATGCCTTAAAACTCCACGGTACAAAGTAGCAAAACCAAAATATCACAATCGCGGAGTATATGCCCGTGGTCATATCAAAGTCGGTAGCTTTGGGGTTGTGCCTCTTATTATAAGTAGCCCCCTCCGCTATACCGATCCCAATTGCCATGTAACCGATCAGCCACCACGTCCACATCAGCTGCTCGGCTTCGCACGAGGGCGACGTTGGCAGAGGCGATAGTCCTCATAACCTTGCTCGCCAGCACGAACCTTGACAGAGTACCAGCGAAGGCAGGCAACCGTCGTTTCGCAGCCAGGAAACTCTTCCTTTATGCGATCGATCACGTCCAGATAAGTTATTCCAACGGACCTTGCTTTTGAAAAATCAGCGGCTACGACGTTTTCTGGTCCAGATTTCTCGGCTGGGTCTTCGTAGTAAGCAGCGTAACACAACCAATGTAATGCTGCTTCGCGAATTGTACGCGTCTGCACGGTGTTTCCAGTTGCTTCAACGACCGTTTCTGCTTCGACCGGCTCTTCGGCGACCGTTTCTGGCACATCGTCAACTATGCTGTCGTCGAGCATCAGAATGCGGTCAATAAGCCCCTGCTTACTACGCTTCCAAGAAGCCAAGGGCTGAGGGGCAATGCCATTGTAAATGGCGAGGAGTTCACTGTTAGTTTTGGATTCAAGCTGTTCAAACATTTTGGTTGTCCTTCAATTGGTTGCTTAAGTTCATCTCGTTCTTCTTTGCTCAACGCTAGCCATCCTGCTCCGTTGAGCCTTTCTCGTAAGACTTCATCCTGGTCGAGGACGGTCGTCCCAATCTTTCGTGAAACCGTTGCACTGTGCAAGGCCCCATGCCATATTCCAGAGTAGCACATCATCATCACTTTCATAGTTGACGTCACGGTTAACGACGTTGGTGAAGGCTTCACTCATTAGCATATTAGCATCTGTGTAATCGTGTGTAGCACATGTGCTGGCGTCGAGTACCGCTTCATTCACCTTGTCAACGAATTGTAACTCAGAAGGTACTAATTCTTTACGAACAATCCGGTGAAATTCTTTTGCCAACAAAACCAAAGTCAACGTGGTCTGCGGGTTTTCCATTTTCTCGTCCTTACTGGTTGCAGTCATTCAATAAAGGTATTATAAGCTGGGAGTACCTAACAAAGTACCAGTATTACTAGGTAATCCTGCTGATCTTACGGTTTAAATCCGCTTTGGTCACAGTAATCACAACCAGTGCAGTCGCATTCAGGGCACGGCTGCAAACGGTCATTATCCCAAGTTGTAGCTAGGGCTGTCTTAAAAGCTGTGAAGGCCGATGCCAACCTTAAGTAAGTGCTATCGTCAGCATCTCCTACATCTATGGTCTTCATAAGGTCATTTACCGACCCTGATATCTCTGTCCAGTTATCGGCAAGAGCATTAACTTTTTCTATGGTTATCATACTGACCTCATTTTTGTGGCTTCAATATCGAACTTCCAATTCGCAGGATCGTCGATGTAACAGTAAGCAATCTGCATTAGAAGACGTATCGAAAGTCCGTAGAAGTTCTTTGCGTTCGTAGTAACAAAGTCCATGACCTCCTGTGCTTGCTCCTCAGTCAGCCCATTTGCTTCAAGCACCTTGTCTTCAATGCCGACATGATATAAGCGCATGAGGAAGTCTTCCATGGTACGCATGGTTAAAGAGAGGTAAAGGCTGCGATCGATTAGCGCTTCAAAATGGGCAGACATATTGGACTTCTTGCGAATTGCTGCCTCGAAGTCCATATTGGTGCAGAAGACAACAGTGCCTTCAAAGTCGAACTTGTTTGGAATGTCAAGCTCTTCTAACCAATGTGCTCGTTTGCGCCAAGACACTGTGCGAGTTTCGCTACTGTCCAACACCGCCTTAAGAACGTTGAGGCATGTTTCATCTCTGAACACGTCGTCGCAATCGTCTAGCACGACAATACCACCTTCACGCTGCTCGTACAAAGCTATATAAAGTCCAACAGCGCTGATCGTTCCGCTCATGACGTCATATTCTTGGTCAGACTTGTGCTCTTTTAGTACCTTCTCGACGGTATATGACTTACCAAGTCCTGGCGGTCCGCTAACAATTAGCGAAGGAAGATGCCCGCCAGCAACTCGGTTAGCCATGCGCTCCAGAGTTGAATACCGTTGGCGAATGCGGGTCGAACGCTCTTCGTCAGTTTCATCATCCAGCAGATCTAAGTCGGCCATAACTCCGCCACCGCAAGTTGGGCAAGCACCTCTTGTTACAAGGCCGTCAATGTCTGCCGTCGTGCTGAGAAGGCCTTCCTTGCGAGCACGCGACTTTGTAGAAGATACTGATGCGGCTGAAGTCGTTGAGCCCGGAATTCTGCGCTGAACCTCAGCAGCAACCTCGTCGTTAGTAAGCCCGGGGTTTTCCATGAGGATATTTAAGATTGTATCTGAAGTGCTGGCCATCATTTTGTCCTTGTTGGTGTCAGTCAATATAAGGATTATACCCTATGCTACCTAATAAAGAAACAACATAATGGCTGAATAATCCTGATTTGTCTAAAATCAGTTGCAATAGTGGTATTTATTAGTTGACTATCAGCGCGTAGGAGCTTATAATACCTTTATTGACTGTAATTAAGGATAAGATAATGGGACTTGCAGAGGCGGTACTAAAAATAGAAATGCAGCAGGAAAAAATTCAGTGCTTACAAAAAGCCCTCTACTTATGCTATGGGCATATGAATGCTGACGATCCAGATGCACACGTTAGATACGCTGTGCGGCAAGCCCAGGAGGCTCTTAAAGAATGACTGACTTTAATATGAACCACGACGATACGCTTAAATATATGATAGCATCAGAGCTATCGACACTCGATGTTATAAACGCTTTGGAAGTGGATCATGAGACTTTGGTTCTGATTCGTAAGATCAACGAAGCGGGAAATACTAGAGTACAATAGCTCCATATGCCGCAGCATCTACTATAGCACGGGCCTTGGAGCGAGGATCGATCACCGCAAGCTGAGCCAAATCAGTTTCGAGCAAACCGGCTTTGATATCCTCTATGTGTTGACTGCTGATAAGATATCGACAGGCGTCAGCGTCTTTACCCACTTGCAATAGCACGAATATACGAGCGCCCGCAAGCAACCGTCTCCTATGCCAAGGGGGTTGCTTCGGGCGGAATTTAACTTGGATTTCTGTATTTGCATATACAGGACGATAAGCACACTTCAGCTCTATAAAGAACTGAGTACCTACAAGCATTCCCTCAACATCAGGCCAACCAGGACCAACGGCGTTTTCCACACGTGTCATATGGAGATCAGTTCTGTAGGATATTGACGCCTTGTCCAGCCACTTCCAAAGTACGCTTTCAGTAGTGGCTAGACTTGGGTTGGGATTAGGATTCGTCAACATAGGGTACTAGCTGGCTTTCGTTAAAGATATGCAAAGCACCGGCTACTTCCTCCGCAGTGCATTCAACCACAACACGTGTCTGGCCAGCTTTGTTTTGGAACACGGATCGGACTTCTCCAGGCCAGCGATAGCCTTTTGCCTTCTGAACTTTGTCTCCAACTTTCATGCTTCCGTATCCAAACTGAAAAGCGTCAAGGATACACCTGATTCTCTCAAAAGTAAGCGAGATAGCATCTGATCTGCTATCCAGCGACTGTCCTGTCGTATTGTAGGACTTACCACACGAGTAATTCCCTTCTGTATAATAGCTGTTGCACAATTTGGACAGGGGAACTTTGTACAGTACAGCGTCCAGCCTGATATGTCTACAGCTGAGTTAAGCATGGCATTCATTTCAGCGTGTACCATAAGCTTGTTCTTGAGGTCCTTGTCGTTGAGACGTTCCGCAGTGTCCTCGATACTACGCGGAAATCCGTTGAAACCCCAAGACACTTGACGACGATCAGGAGATACAAGAAGAGCTCCAACTCCTTCGTCTAGGTCTTTAGACCAAGTAGCCACATTTTTAGTGACTATTTCCATCATACGCCAGTCCCACTTATCCATCATACAACAACCCCGGGCATAGGATTCCACACAGTCCAAGGTACACGGTCGCTCAGCCGTTTAACATGATGGACATATGGCTCTGGGCCGCGTTCAATCATACCAACTGTGTACCCCGGCAAGTTGGGCTCAACGCTGAGCCATTCCGTGCTGTTAAGGCTATGTACCGTGTCGTCCCAATGAGGCTCGTATATATGAGCATGCGCAAGGGTAAAGTGCAACGTGCCAGGCGCTAAGCCACAGGTGGAAGCAATAGCATCTACGGTCAATGCATAACTCATAACGTCGTAAGGTAAACCGACGAAGACGTCAGAAGAGCGTAAGAAGACGCTGCAGTGGAGCTGGTTTTCCGACCTTGTTAGACTGAAGCCTACTGGGCATGGGATGTTCTTCGGTTGCGTTGGCGAACCTAACCCGTCGCTGTGGGGGTCCCAGGCAGATATGTATAGCTGTCTGTTGGTTGGATTTCCTTTCAGCTCGCTGATCGCCTCGGCTATTTGGTCGCGTCCGAAATGACGTCTCCATCTGTACCCGTATGCGGTTTCCAATTTGCCATCTTCCACGAAATCCTGCCATATCTTCGGTGCTTTCGCTAGTATGAAGGCTGGGTCTTGAGTACCCATAAATTGCCACGCGACTTCAGCAGCCGCCACTCTAGGGAAGTATCTCCTGTTGCCCGCGACCGGAAGCTTGCCACTGCTTATGTCGAGCTTAAAGGAATACCCACCTTCCAGCATCTTTATCTTGACGCCAGTTCGGGTGTTAACCTCTTCCCTAGCTCCAGTCGTGAAGCTAGAGAGGAGCGCTTTGTATTGATGTGCGAAGCTATGCATTGGCTGCTTCCACGACCAGTTGTGTAATAATCTGCTTAGCAATATAGTTGGTATTGTCACGCAAGTCTTCTAGGGTTCCGTTGTTGTCAATACACCAGTCAGCATCAGCCATTGTCACTGAGCATGAGTCAGCAGACTCAGGAGGCAGCACGCTAGACCGGTCGACCCATATAATAGCATCGAACAGCCCAGCTTCTTTGCCAGCTGCTAGTTCTTCGGAATGACGTAACCCGCAGTACACGTCATTATCTTGGAAGATAGCTCGAGCAAGAGCTGTTTTGTCAGGGGTGTTAAACGCGGCAATTTGTTCGTACCAGATTTGGCGATAGCTTCCGCGATCCTCGAAACAGTCCCTAGCACTATCGTAATAAGGAGGAGCTTGCCCTTCACACCCGTCAGCTTCAAACTGGTTGGTCATTCCTTTAAAGAATGGCATCATGACATGCTCTGCGCAGAACATGCTACTGGAAGTGAATTGCAATCCATATTCCTTCTTCAGAATATCACACACCGTGTCTTTGCCATGCCTTGCGTGCCCGATAACCAAGAACTTCCGCCTAGGATTGCGATCGGCGCCCACCTTGCGGCGAGGCACGTTGAGATGATCTGCCGCCTTAATCTGGATATTCATGGAAGCTTCGTTGATTGGACAATTCAGCTGAGCCTTTAGGTCGGCCAGCCAAGTTAGTTCTTCTTTGGTAACTGTGAGATACGGCGCGAGATCGGGTGGCGTCCAGCCTTCAGGTTTGATCGCATCAAAGCCATTGCTACTTCGTTTAGCAACTGATCCACGTACCTTCGCCATATTGCGGTCATGCACTTCGCCAAAAACACCGTTGACATTAATACCCATTTCAACAAGCGCACCAAGAGCAACATAGGTAAGGTCGATAAGACCGTCGACGGCTTGTTCAAAGTTTCCTTCCTGGAAAGCAGTATCTGTTTCTACCAGCTCCTCTTCAAGGTGAAGGACACGAAAATCAGCTCGTTCGTCCGAAAGAATTGTCGGTTCGTCTGGGATGGTTAGTCCAATCAAGTCACGATTGAACCGCTCAACCATGCTATGGTATTGGAATAAAGGATTGTTCATTTTTTGCATGTCCATAGTCCTATCTTTCTGTCTGGATGTATGAGGCATATTGTCAGTCGTAGTCGGGTAAGTAACCCATCAGTTAAGCCAGTCATCGTCATCTTCCACTTTAGCTACGGGTTTCTGCTCAGTGTTAAAAGGATCAGTGCAGCCTGGGGGCAAAGTGACAGTAGCCATGTCTCCGACCAATACATAGCCGATGCCGTGATCTTTTTGGATCATGAACAGATAAGACAAGGCGTTGGAACGTGTCATGCTAAACTCGGCCATAGCTTCACGCACAGACCTTGTGCATTCACCGTCGAGAAACCATTTGAGGAATATGCCACGCTTGCTCGTCGCTTTTACTGGCTTTTTAAGACTTGCACCAACTTCTTTGCCACCTTTTTTGCGTGTGTCTTCCTCGCCGCCAGTCATGATTTGAGCGGGCACTTCAAAGCCAAGTTTGCGCATAACTAGAGCACATGTATCATAGTCTCTTTGAAAGCCGAAACGTTGGTACTGTTCCCATTTACGCTCAAAGAGCGACTTATATCTCGCTTCGGGATACTCAACGGCCGGTTTCGAGCCCATCATTTCCGCGCCAGTATTTGTCACAGTATACGAAGTAAAAGTATATGGGCAGAAAATCGTGGAGCGTTTTTCGCCGCGCATAACAAATGCATGTTGCCAACCAAGGCACGGAGGGTCTTTGATATCGTTACGATAGGTATCCCGCTTAGGAGCAGTTCCAGTGATCCAGTAAATTGCTAGGAGTTCTACGTCTTCGGCTACTTGCATATGTCTGTGTCCTTGCCTACGAAAAAGGGCCAGCTACTTAAAGCTGACCCTCTCATATTACCGTAGTTTCCTACAGAAGTATCCTACTGTTACGCCAAAGGATCGGCATCAGCGGCAGGAGCAGCTTCGGCTTCCGCAGCGGCGGCGGCAGCTTTGGCGGCGGACTTCAAATCACGGGCAGTTGGGACAGTTTTGTCGCCGTCGGTCCGGAGTTTGTTGCGATACCAGTTGATAGATGCAAGAGTAGTTTTTGCCTCGGGAAACTCAACCTTGACCATAGCAAGAGTTTCTTCATTCGTCTTGCCGTCCTTGATAGCTTCGACTGCGGCAGTTCCAACGCCGCGCTTCGCGACGACCTTCTCTGCAACGGGTTCGGCAGTTTCTATGACCATATTCATTTCTTGGTTCCTCATGATTAGAGTGGGTTCAGACAATGAGGCTACAATACTACGGGTTACACAATTACGGAACCATTATTACCTGATATATCAACGACATAAGGCTCATATGCCCCATCAAACCTATCCCACTTTAACAAGCTGACCACACCGTTAGTCTTACTACTAGCCACCATTATAGCAGCGGCAATAGCAACTGGGTCACCAACTGGCAGAATATGGTCATAGACTGAGAAAGAAGCCATTGAACTTTCTAGGAGCTCAACCATTGACGGGAGCTTGTCTTTTGGTACGTTGCTTGGCCGTAGTAGGAAAACTAGTTCGCCGTGGTCAGCTGCGGGGGATAAATCGTACTTGTTTACCCAGCCGCGTCGTGTCTTGTCATAGTATGCGGGCTGCTGAACCACGTAAACTGTACTCATAGTCTCATCCTCTCGAGGGCGTCTCGTAAGCCCGTTCCAGCAACAGCATCAGCCACATCTATTTTGTCCGATAAGTTTTCCAGGATGTATTCGTCTGGTCCAGGCATAACCAAATCAGTTACTCGTGTGTTCCCACCGCCCATAACTGTGGCTCGCTCGTCAGCTTGTTCCCGTAGTATCGCGTCGAAGGTATGGCTATACCAAATGATCTCGTCAGCAGCAGACAGATCAATGCCGAGAGTTGGATATCCGACCAGCGCTTTGTAATCATTTTCATCGCTGTCTGACGCAAAAACCTCGCGCACATATGCCTTGTCTGCTGCCGACGTTCGGCCATGATACTGAAGCACTTTGTGTCCGTCAGCCATTAATCTCTCGACGACGGCATCCATATCACGTCGGAACCTACACCATACGATCACTTTACCTGAGCTCAGATATACCTCATCTGACAATGCCTCAAGTCGTGGGTTAACACCTGGTATCCAAAATGTGTCTTTGAATTCATCAATCAGGAAACCTGACATGACCTGCTGCAATTTGGTTATTCGCTGGGCGTTCTCCCCGATTGAGATCTCATCGCCGTTAGATAGCCTGACTAAAAACTCTTTGTGCAGCTCTCGGTACAAGCGTAGTTGTTCGTCTGTCGGTTTAATATGCCTCGGCGTCCGGACGAGTGCAGGTAAGTCACTACAGTCGCTTCTGAGCACGACACTCGACCATTTTGCAAGTCGGTCTTGCAGATCGTCAAGGTTTTTGTACTCATCTAGCACCGGATACTGGTGCCCAGTTTTGCGGTTCTTGACCATCTTGAAAGTAGCGTAGAAGTCCTTAAAATCATCATACTTCTTGAAGCCTAACGCTTCAGGCTCTAGCAGCTCGTACTGAGCGAACGCAGCAAGAGGGGTGTTGGTTATAACGGAAGCTGTAAGGTTGCGTTTGAACGGGCAACGTTTGGCCAACGCTCGGGCCATATGAGTTCGCTTACTGCCGGGAGCTCTGAAGTCATGAGCCTCATCAAAGATGACAAGTACCCGCCGTTTCTTAATGAATTTGGCAATGAGCTTACGGCAATCCTTACGTGTCATCGTGTTGGAAGCAAAAGCAAACCAAGCCAACTTATCAGTAGTCAGCACTCGTTCACTTCTAGCCCACCATGCATCGTGCTGTTCCTGCCAGCCTTTACGCTCATCTGCAGCAACTCGAGTTAAGCCCTTATCACCAGCGACTTCAGTCTGCCACACTAGGGTGTCTCTAGGTACTGAAGGCCAGTGATGTTTAGGCAGTTCGCGTCTAGTCCAGTTCTCATGTACACCATTCGGTGCAAACACGAGCACAGCATCTATCAATCCAGCAACGAATAGGTGACAGGCAGTATCGATACAGACTTTTGTCTTACCACTCCTCATCTGCCACAACAATGCGCGAGCTGAGGTCTCGGCATGGAGCTCAAACTCGCGCAGTTGATGCAGATATGGTTCTGTGACGAAGTCCGCTAAAAGAGCGTGGGACATTATTTTGTCAGGAATTTCCTAGTCGAGTTGGGTTTCAAATCGTAGTGACTATCTTGCGTACCGCCGTTACGTCTTTTGCAAAGCCTTCTTTGTCGGCCTTGTTGTACACCTGCATAGCAAATTCCACATGACGGCAGGGTCTAACGCGGTTTTTAAAGTCCTTAGACCTTATGAACCGCTTGGCGCGTTTGATAGTGTTTTCCAGATGCTTGCCTTCGAACACCCGATCAACGGTTATAACGTCTTGAACCTTAGCCCCGGTCTTCGTGTCGACCATCGGCAAGAACTTCACATGAGCAGGAATTGGAGTTCCGCGCATTAAGAAGTCTTTCCGCATTTCAGGTGTAATAATAGCGATCTTGTTAGCCCGCAAAGAGTTGTCTTTGATTGTTACACTGTTCATGATGGGTATGCCTCTACAATTAGTTTCCAAAGAGTGTTTACTTCGTAAGCTTCCCGGTTGAAGTCGTCTGACGGTATGACGCCAAGTGGCACCATTACTGAAGCACCATTTGAGTTAGCCCCGTACGTTAGGTCTGCATCACTTTTTGTCATTATGGTCATAGTTGGTTCGTTAGCTAGGGACTCGTGTAGCTTGAAAGCTAGGAACTTATACTCATCACCCGGCTGCAATACATATGCTTGTACGTCTTTTAGCCAACAAGGAGACTCCTCCGTTGGCCTTAGTATGGTGTTAGGCCCGCCGCAGGCTTCTACTTGCCAACGCTGATGGGTTACCTTGTACCCATAAGACTCTTCACAGGACGCATCGTATACAACATGCACCAGTCGGCCAGAGTACACCTTAGACGCTAAGTTGAAGATGTGATCGTGAATAGCATGGAACGTTGGCCGAGTATAGCGCAGGTTTGGGTGCCATACATGAAGCCGATTTGCCTCATCGAGGTCAACTTGTATAAACCCGTTTGGATGTACCCGCGGCCTAGAGCCGCGTATGATCTTCTCAATATCCCTTAAGGATGGGAGGTCCATCGCCTTACTCATGATCCGGCTCATGATCCGCTACCTATCCCACCATTGTTGTATTTAACTTCATTGGTGAAGTGATCGTGGGGGTTCTT